CGGAGTGGGAGTCCTATACTCCAGTCTTTCAAGGTATAGGCACCCCCTCCCTCGTCGCAATCGAGTGGATGAGAAGTGGCTCTAATATGAAAATAAGAGGGACTTTTACGACTGGCACAACTACAGGCACCTTATTCCGACTCGGCCTACCTAATGGTTTAACAGTCGGAGGGGAAACCGCTCTAGTTGTCCCTACGGGAAGGCTATTAAGAGTAAGTAACTCAAACACATATTTCCATTTCTTGGCTACAAAGGGCGACTCGTTTATTGAACTTGGGAGAAGCGACAGGACAGTTTCAACGGTGCAAACTTCCCCCGTAACTGGTGGTGCGGTTTTTGGTACAGGCGAGGCTCAGACCTTTTGGCTTGAAGTACCAATCGCAGGCTGGACAGACTCAGCTCAAGGCGTAGTGGTAATGGGGCGCACAGATTCGAGCAGCATGGAGAATGATTTTGACGCAAGAATTGCAAACAATGGAACAGCTAGTATTATAAGCGACACTATGTCTTTTTTAACACCCACAAGAACTGCTATAGGAAGGGTGACCCTTACCTTTAATTCAGGCTTGTTTTCTCAAGCGCCTAAGATAGATTTAACATTGGCAAATGGAGCCGTAGCATTGGGTTCAATAAATTATACCAACCTCACAGCAACTTCGGTCGATGTATTGACCGTTAATAACGATGGAGCTTATGCAGACTTCAACTTTAACGTAGGATTGGTAAAGCAAGGTACCGACTATATAAAAGAAACCGAGAGAACGATGGTATTTCCTAACGGTCTTGATCAACCTACTTGCTACGTTAAAGACATTAAGGCAAACAATAGCGCAGGGGGAACCTTTACATCAGGAGCGTGGCGAACTAGAGATCTAAATACCCTAGAGGGAGACTGCTACTTCTTGTCGTTATCTTCAAATCAACTTACTTTAGATTCAGGCAAATACACCATTGAGGGATATGGACCTGCTCATTTTGTTAACATTCATAAAACAAAAGTTAGAAATATTACAGACTCATCTGATAGCATTATTGGCGGTTCTGCTAGAGCAGATGATGCTGGTAGTTCCGTGGCAATGTCGACAAACTCGCTATTCAAAGGCGTACTAAATATTAGTGTAGCTAAGGTGTTTGAAGTTCAACACCGATGTAGCAGAACTCAGTCAACATCAGGCTTTGGTCTTGCTTCAAACTTTGGAGTAAGTGAAGTCTATACTCAGTTAAAAATCACAAAGGTCAGGTAGTGGAAGTTGGCGAGAAGGTTAAGAAAGGTGGAGCGATACTCACTTTGATTACAATGCTTTCGGGGGGGCTGTTGGAAGCAAACGCTCGCTATACTCAAATAGTAGAAAGACTTGTTAAAGTAGAAATTAACCAGCAGAATATTAGCGAGGTACTCAAGGAAGATATAAAAGAAATAAAGTCAGCCGTCGAGTACATCAGAAGAAAGTTTGAAGAAAGGAATGGGCAAAAATAATATTGCTTATCTATACATAAACAACAGGAGAAGTTATGACTGAATTAGTAGGCGGGGACGTAGGTAAAGAAGTGATCTACGACATTAAAATTGAAGACAAGATGATTAAGTTGGAAGTTAAGTACGACGGAAAGGGCGCAAATGCTGGTGTATTTATCGAGCTTGAGGCTGAGTACTTTCTTGATAAGTTAGCTGAAGCTATTCCGGGTTCAATCGATGATGCTGTTATCGGCGCTATCAAGGCAGCTTTATAATGTTAAAGTTTGTCGTAGGAATTCTTATCGACAAAATAATCGAGGCAGTCCTAGCGGCTGTCTCTGATTACCGCGCTCTTCAAAAGAAAAAGAAACAGGACGCGAGTGAAGTAAAGGAAGCACTTAATGAGAAAGATCCAATTGCTCGTGCTCGTAGGATGCGCGACCTTCTTAAATAGTTGCGGAGATTTTGACTGGGAGCCTCGCCCCTATCTTGGAGATCATGTAGCTCAATCTATTGTAAATTCTGAGGGGGCTTCTGTGAGAACAGATCAGCCTATCTTTGATCGCTTCACCTGCTTCGATGAGCAGAACATAGTAGAACTAAAGACTGCTATTGATTCTATTAAGAGCGACAAGAAGCGAGGCAAAGCTTTGAGGATATACGCGAAGCATTTTCCAAAACATTAAGGGGATTAATCTTCCGTGATGCTTCCCCAAAGATGATTCACGATTAAAAACAACTGGTCTAAAAAGTCCGACTGCTCTAGGTTAGATTTTAACTTATTGCATAGCGAACAACAAGGAACTACGTTGCCATAGATATAGCCTTTGCTACTATCTACCCTATCTATCCCGTTCCATCTCCACGCCCCATTGAACTTTTTTATATGCAATGAGGATGGGGTAGGTTTAGCTCCGCAGTATGTACAGTCTTGTTCTGTTATACTACGAAAGGTCGATGGGCCTAGTTGAAAAGGGATACCTCTTAGCTCCGCGTTGTTTTTATATTTGCGGATAACTGCTTTAAATGAGGCTTCATAGCGAGGTAACGTCATCCAAATCCTTTTGGAGTGTGTGCTTAGATGGTATCATATAGGCTATGAAGTTCAAGGAAGGACAGGAAGTCTATTTAAAGTTCTACGACCACGTTCAAGATCATGACGAGGAGATTACCTGTGAAGTATGGGGAAGAGTTCTTCATGAGAACAGGGTAAGCGTTACGATAGCTACTTGGGATCTATGTAACACCGACCCTGATACTAGACAACACAATCAATCAAGATTCAGTATCGTCAAAGGTGCTATAATTAACTGGAGAGTTATTAAATGATAGCAGATTACGGTACATCTCTTCAAAGTTGTCTGGATGAACTAGCTCTGCAAGACCTCCCGCCTTTCGTACTTGTTCAAGGATATATCTTTGAAGGACTATGCGCCCAGTTTTCTTGTTCGCTTCTGACCGAGACTTTTTCAGCTCCCATGCAAAAAATCGTCCTTTATATAGACCAACAACATCAGGAAGCCCCCGAAGAGATGCCGCTTCCTTAGTGAAGTGCCATAGTTCAGGGGTAGATTTCAGCCTCATCTTAACGAGGCGTTGAAACTTATGTTCTTCCATTATTGTAGTTCTCGTTGTAATCGTCGATAGTCTCCTGCATCTGTACGACTTTGATTTCTAAGTCTTCGATCGTCTTGTTCTTCTCAAGCATCTTAGTCTCTAGCTTCTCTCGCATACCCTTCTCTTCCCAGAACTTTCCAGCATAATGAACGTATGTACTGGTGTAGATACGCTGACATATCTCCAGCATATTCATCTTCTCTAACTGCATGGTATCGATAACCTTGTACATAAACTCCATAGGTATATCTGCGCCTAGTTTATTGGGATTCATTCTTTCTCCTCTTTCCTTCTTGGGTTAGTACTCTTCTTATTGATTGTAAATCTTCGTCAATCCATTGGCGACATTCGCTCATTATCTCCTGTATCTTGTCGCGGTCGTCGAACCATCGGGAGGATTCACTCACATATACTGCATCAAAATCAAAATCAAGGTCACGTAGTGTGTCTACAGACACAGGAGGTGCCGTAGTTGCAATTGGTTCGGGAATGGGGTAATAGATATACTGACTCATGGCTTCGGTAACGCCATCATGTTTACATAATATTCTCCCTTGGTGTGCATAGGGTCTGTTAATGTGTAAGGTGATGCCATGAAACGTAGGAGCGTACGCGCCTCTAAGGCTTTCAACTTCATCTGCCAACCTGCACCACTCCCCCCCTATTAAGGTGTGCATCAGTGAGTCTCAGCCCATGTTCCTCCGCTTTTTGCTTCGCCATCAAGAGGACACTTGAAATCGTAGTGTACTCCTGCATCTCTAATTGACTGTTCTGATATGCTGCTAAACTCATTTACATACTCCTTAGGTATCATGTTTTGTGTTTCGTCGTGTATATGTAGTAGCGGATATGCGCCTCGGTTTCGGCCGAACTCCCTCCATTGGAGGACAGTCGCTTTCTTCATGATAACAGCACCCGCCCCTTGAAGCAGGGTATTCAGTGCCATGTGGTCTGATCTAATGTTAAGCTTCCTTCCGTCTAGTCCATACAAGAACCCCCGTACCTTAGACGTGGATTTTATATCTTGAATCAGAAACTTAAGCCCCGTGACCTTGGCCATGAACTGTTGCCGTAGCTGCTTGCCTCGTATCTCTTGTTCCTGTGCTCCAGCATCGGGTGATACGATCATACCTAGCTTCCTATCTCCTGCTCCATAGTTGTGAGCATAGATAAAAGTCTTGGCGTTATCCCGAGTCGGGAGTCCGGCATCATTCTGATTCTCTGTGTGTATATCTGACTCTAGTATTTTAGAAGCGTACGCTCCACCATCATAACTAGCCAGATAATGAGCGAGATTTCTAAGCTCAATACCAGAAGCATCGCAGCCAACCATGCTGCTACCTCCTTCTGCTTGAAACAATCCTCTACATTCAAGACCTTTGAAGCTAGTAACCCTTGGAACTTGACCAAGGTTAGGAGAGGAATGAGTACACCTGCCAGTAACAGCACCGTTATGATTAATATTCCCATGAATTCTGCCATTCTTTACTTCCTTGAGCCACGCAACGTCGCCCTCTAGTAGTTGTCCGAGTAATTTTTTACAATCGAAATAGTCTGCAAGTAACGGTGCCTCTCTGTACGGTAGTGAGCGAAGCACGTCACCTGATACTTTGGGTCGTTCCGTTGGAGTTAGTTCCAGCGGTTCCCATCTATGTTTCTTGATGAAATAGTCTGCAACCTGAACCCTGCTTCCGGGATTAAAGGGAGTGATCTTGGTGACAGGTTGCCCCTTCACGTAGCCGTACCTCTTGTTGTTTACCTTCGGGTAGAACAGTTCCCTGTGATCAGGGATCGTGGACTTGATCTGCTTCTCTAACTGTTCCTTTGTAACAAGGAGTTCGTCTACTAATTTCTGTGCGCCCTCTACATCAAAAGGAATTCCCATTTTCATTTGCCATTGGAGAATGTCAGCAAAGTCGTGCTCCAGTTTAATTGACTCTTCTGGGTATTGTTCTTTCATCAGGTGGTGCCACAGTGCTACCGTAACCTTCACATCTTGTTCACAGTAATCCTGCATAGGTTTCGACCAGTACTTCCAATCGCTTTGCTTACCGAAGTCTCCCTTAGGAACTCGGAGCCTATCGCCCCATGCTGCAAGACCGTGAGGCTTGTCCTCTGGAAACATGAGCCGAGACATTATAAGCGTGTCTCTTTGTAGCGGGGGTTTGAACTGGGGGTAAAGCTTCTGAAGAGCAGGGACGTCGAAGCCGCAGATATTATGTCCAACAATTATGTCACACTTTTCTAATATCTCTAACCCACGAGACAGGGGGAGATAGCCCATGTGTCTAGGAGCAGCGTCTGTACAGCTGAATTTCTCTCCATCTAGCGTGGTGATACAGATACTGTGTGCCACATCTAGCGCATCTAGGAAGCCGTTAGTTTCTACATCAAATATTGCTATTGATTTGTTCATTATTTTTGTCCAGTAATTTAAGGCTTTCGGTCACACTACTTATCATGCTTGGGTATATAGTATCTGAATACACTTGAGGCTCTACTGTGACAGTGATTATGTATCGCGAAAACTTCTTGGTTAGTTTATTGGTTAAGCCTAATTCTAGTACCTCACAGATTCTACGCTTATCCGCCATGCAAAAGTCTAGTGAGTTGAGGAACGCTTGCGCTACCTGTTGTGCTGTGTACTCTACTGCTGTCTGTCCTTCCATTGTGACTCCATAAAGAAAGAGGGCCGAAGCCCCCTATTGAATTAGAATTGCGGTTTCTCTTTGACTTGATCTGGTGCAGGTGAATCACCTGTGTCGATCTTTGCTCCGCCTGCTGAGATAGTTTTGTACCAGTTAAGGCAGTTACCTATCTCGTCTACAGTTGAGTCTCTGTCTACCGAACTCTTCATTACAACATACTTGTTGCCTGCTTTCTCTGTCTTGGTTCCATACAGTTTCATCACCTTCGCTGGAGGTACTTTCCCTGCTGCTCTATTCTTGACATACATTTGAGTAGCTAGTTCACGTCCTGCCTTAGCACTTGTGCCTTTAAAAGCAATCACGAACGGGAGAGCTGGGTCACTAGGTAAGATAGAGTAGAAGTTGAAACACTTCTCGTTCTTAATACTAATCCCGTCAACCACTTCTTCCCATGGTTTGTTTGCATTGGCGACTGTTACTGGCTCGTATCTCTCGAACTCAAAACGATCTCCTTTCTTAATTGAAACAATCCACACTTTCTCCAAATAGAAAGGAATGAATTCTACGGGCTTATCTACGCTGCCTAGTACCTCGCCACTGAGACTATTTACATAGTCACCGAAGCGGGCATCGCCTTCAGTTACATAGTTACTAAGGCCCTGCATGGCTAGAATCTTAGGGATAACAATGTCGTCGGAAGACATGGGCCCCATGCCAAACGCATCTACGTCTACTGTCATTACTTCTGCTTCTGCTTTCTTCGTTACTTCACTCATGATTCGCTCTCCTTAAAGAAACTATTTTTCGTTTTTACCTTCTACATTCCTACTCACTCTATTTTCTGTTCTTTTCTTTTGCCACATCAGCGCCTCTTCTAACTTTGTAATGGTGATTGCATTTTCTCTACACGGGAACTTGGCGTTAAGATACTGAAGCATAATTAACCCTGTAGTTATAAGCTCTGTAAGCTGACATTTTTTGAGGTCGCCTCCCTCACTGACTGGCTTAGTTAGCATGTTAAAAGATAAAGAATCAACGTCATGGCGTAGGAATATATTAAAGTTAGGTCTAATCTCTGACTCAAACCACTTATAATCCATAGCTCCTGACTCATTAAATTTTTCTGGATATTCTTTTCTTAAGTCATCCATTACGCAAATTACTTTACCGTTAATTTCTTTCACATCTTTAAGTGTATTAATCATGATTCTGCTCCTTACTTTCTAAAAGATAACCCGTATTCGTGCTCGGGATTTCCGACACCGGGGATTTGAAAATTGTCTGCTGTTCCATCTAACTTAGCGTTCTCGAACTCTGAGTTATAGAGGCTGTTAAGTGATTGGTAGTTCACAGTAGCGTAGGTGAGGTAGCCCTCGTTGCCATACTTACTCTTCAACCAGTCAAAAAACTGTTCCTTATCTTCAGGGTTCTTGATCGTCTGAATCTTTAGCTTCTCAGTTACACTGATAGTGCCTACACCATCAACGAAATACTTAGACTTGCCAGCCTGTTGCAATGTTGCAATACACTTGGCCCGCAATTCCTGATACTGCTTATAAAGAATATCCGAACCTTGCTTCGCTGATTCATACTCTGCCTTTGCAAGAGCCATGCCACTAACGATCTCATCGAGTTCATCTGTAGTAATCGTCTCGTCTGCTGCTTCAAAGTCACTCATTGCTGTACCCCTAACGCTATCCACAGAGCCAAGACTCCGGGCTGTTTCTCTACTGCTGATCTACTATATCGACCGTCACTAACATACTTGCCAGTCTCATCGTGGAACGAGGTTCCGGCACAGACGTATGGTGAGTACTCACCCTTGTTTCTGTAACCTAATCCGTTGAACCTCTCACTATAGGCGCAAGCATCTCCGAGCGACCAAGCCTTCTTCATGTGAAAGCCTTTCATTTTGAGAGCATCAATCGCTGAGGCTTCCCATGTGTCGAAAGGGCCTCGACCTTTTGGTACTCGATAAGTTAGCCTACCTGTTCCAAGGATCTCGTCTCCGTTGTGGAGTACACCTGCAAAGTTCATGCCACTTTCTCTCATGTGTAGTGCCGCAATAAACCACCAAGGAATTCCGAGGGAGTTACCTACGTTCTCATACCTTGATCTGTTCTTAAACGCTTCCTTCTGATACCAGAGAACTGTTGAATACAGACCATCTTTGTCCAGCTTTGCGTTCGATGCGATGTAAAACCAGTCAGGGTTTCTTACGTCACCGTTATCCACATCGTCAAATAGAGGCAACTGGTTGGGGTTTGCTGGTGACACTGTGACACTAGGTATTGGTGGCGGAATGTCCCTAGTTGGTGTCGGATTGACACTTCCTGAACTCTCGTCTTTGACTAGGCCAATCACCCAGCTTTTAAATCTTCTCCATAATCTCATTTGATCTCCTTTATTAGATCGATGATGCGTTTACTCACATCTTGTTTATTTTTTAATGCCTCAAGGACACGTTCATCTATGGTATTGGCAGCAGCTAAGTCTATCTTGGTGATCGCCTTGTGGATTTGTGATCCTCCCCTGTGGTTTCGAGCCTCAGATTGAAGCTCGTCTGCAAGCGAGAAGTTTCTCGAATAAACAATAGAGTAAGAAGCAGCCACCAGATTAATACCAATACCGCCAGCCCTCCTGTTAGCAATAATAATCTTTGTATTAGGGTCATCATTGAACTCCTTCATTGAGGCTTGCTTCTGGTCTAGGTTCTGCTCGCCAGTCAACATCACATAGTTTAGTTTCTTCTCTTCACACAGCTTAGAGAGTTGTATGTAATTAGCACGAAACGAGCACCACAATATACACTTGTGTCCGTTCTCTACGACTATCTCATCAACGAGTCGAGAGACTTCATCCAGTCTAGGATTGTTCTGAATAAAGATCGTCTCTCCGTCTTCTGTATTGACGTGTCCTGTGACAATTTGCTGGAGTCGAAGTGCTTTAGTGACTGCCAGTTGTGCGACCACGGCACCAGACATTTCTTTCTGTTTCTCTTTCTCTTGAACGAATGTAACAAAGTCACGTTCCATCTCCTTGTAGTATTTCATCTGCTCTTTACTTAGCTCGACTCTTATAACCTTAGTCACTAGTGGCGGAAGATCCTTGATCACGTCCTTCTTCAAGACACGATGGCACTTGGTATAGATTCTTTCGGTTAGCTCATCATACTTCTCGGTTCGTGCTACGAGTTTCGGGAAGTGACTACTGCTATTCTTCCATCCAGCGTTCTCGTCTTCCATGTACGTGTTGACATAGACATGAAAGTTCTTACCGAATGTTTCCCCTCGATCCAAGAATCGGAACATACCGAACACGTCTTTCACGCTATTTAGAATCGGGGTTCCTGTTAGGATAAAGTTATGGAGACTCTTGTCTCCTAGTTTTATTGCTGCCTTCGTTCTTTTAGCACTAGGATTCTTGAGGAAGTGAGCCTCGTCAGCGATAATAATCTCAGGTTGCCATGCAGTTAGGAAATCAAATAGCTTCTGGCTGTTCAGAGATTCGTAATTGGTGATGTATATGTAGTCACCTCCTATTTCTCCAGTCTCTTTGTTACATGACCAGTCCATGAATTTCTTCACCTTCTGGGTGCTGGAGCCTTTGAGTATATGGATCAGGTTCTCGTCAGCGTAACTGTGAATCTTGAATTCGTCCTTCCAGTTGTGTAAAGTGACTAGCGGTGATAGTATTAGGGTACGCATTACCCTACCTTTCTGGGAGTATTTCTGGCGCAATATGTTTATTACTCCTCCCGTCTTTCCTGATCCCATCTCCCAAAACAACCCCACATCTCGGTGGGTGTTCGACAATTTAATCGCCGTGATCTGATGGGGATAAGGTTTGAGCTTGTATTGCATCGTCATCCTCCTTGGTGGCTACTCTGTAACCAACGTAAACTGTTTCTATCTTTCCATCTATGCGAGCTTTCTTTATCTCTACATCTTTAAGTATTTCTTTCAGTCGCCCTCCTACTTTCTGTTTAGTATTGGGTTTCTGTCCTGATGAATCACAATCGATGCGGTAGATTTGATAGATTTTTGAGAAGGGGGTGATGGCTCTGTTGTCTCTTATGATTCTTGTATCTACAAATTCCATGACACTATCATTCTGATACTTGTAACTATCTATCGCCCTGTCTATCGTTTCTGATTCACTAAAACCTCGATTCTTTTTGAACTCTAGGAGTGCCGAGATTACTAAATTATATATTCCACTTGCTTCTTCGTTAAGCTTATCACGAATCATGGGATCAAACCCAGTAACGTGTCTAGTAAAGCGGGCATTGAAGGGGACGATGAGGAGCCTGCGCATCATACCGAAGCTAAGGTCTTGCGTAGATGGTAACTCGTTACACGCCATAATGATCTTTGCTTTGTTCTTCATAGAATAAGCATCACAATACAGCTTCCGCGCTTGCACCTCACCGCCTGTTACCAATGCTTTAAAGATAGAGTTATCTACCATGGCGTTGGTTGGAGTTTCTTCTGAGATATTAAATAACTTTCCATCTAATTGGTATCTATTTTCTGGTTTATTTATCTCACGCCCCATCGATAGGGTAGTGTAGTTCCCGTCACCCGCTAAAAACTTTAATGTATCCATGAATACAGACTTCCCGTTACTTCCGTCACCAGATAAGATCAGAGCCTTACTTCCTAGAGCTGCATCCATACCAGATAAACTATAGCCCATGTATTCCAGTAGAACCTGTTGCGTCTTCTTGTCGCCTATAGTGATCTCATCCATGAACTGCTCGAAGCGTGGGGCTTTCTGCGTAGGATCGTACTCAAAGGGAAGTGAATATTTAAACCCAAAGTCTTTACTCGTAGGTACCATTTCCATGGTGTCTATGTTCAGTACACCATTCTTGAAGTTAATCATGTGTTCAATCTCAAACCAATCATGGTCACGTAGATTGGTACGCTGTATCTTGCCACGGAACTCATTACATATAGCGTTGGTAGGCGAAGGGTCGAAGTTACTTTCAGCAAATGAATCGAGATACTTGATCCCTATATCTTGCCAATAGTTATCTTCCCAGAGATACACGTTACCCGAATCACTTACCGTGATATAGGGATGGGTGTTTTCAAAGTGCATCCTAAGATCGTTGTACTCGGGCTTGCCTTTCTTAACCATGCCATTTGCATCCGTTACTACGTTATAGAATCCTGTATCCTTGGTCTTTATATACAAGGCTGATTGTAATGTGATGGGTGACTTACATTTCCCCCAGTTTTGGCAGGATGAGCAGCCATCCCACAGCGTATTGATATTATCGCAAGTCCGAGGCCCTGCTGTTTGTAGTGACTGTTGCATCTTGGAGTTGGTAGCCGTCTCGTTGTAGCTTGGATGCCCGATACTATATTCGTGTACCAGATCAGCGCCTCCTTCTACCCTACCTAACACAGATAGCATGGCGTACCATTGAGGCTCGGAGATTGCTTCTTGATTCTCGTAGCAATGCTTCAAGAAATCGCAGCCTTCTGTCACGCCTTTCGCATCAGCTGGAGGAAGATGGACTAGCATCGAAGGGCTTATCTGTTCAGTCATATCGACTATCGGAATCCCACTTCGAGTAACAAGGTCGAAATCTACAAGCTCTATGTTTCCATTGATGAGGAAGGCTTTATGTTCCCCCTTTTCAGGTTTAATGTTTAGCGTATTAGGGAGTCTGAGTAATCTTGCTGGAGAGAACACAGAAGCATCAACTTCCCCCACTAAACCGGACTCATTTAAGGAGTTTTGCAGCTTGTCGCATAGTGCTTTATAGTAGACACGATGCTCATCGAAGTATGAATCATGGGAGATAGGATCTTCCAGTCCTATGATAAACTGTAGCCCGTTTCCTGTGAACACGACTCCTGTCTGATCAAGTTGCAGACCCAACGATTCAAGTATCACGGGTATGTAACTCTGATAGTCTTCACGGACGATGCCATCAATATCTATTGGTAAGATGTGTTGGTAATCAAGGACTCGCCCCGCTCTTTCAAAGCAATTGGCAGCAGTATAATAAAGATTCCATCGTTCATCCTCTGGTATATCTTTAAGATACTCATCCACGTTAGCAAAAAGGTCGCCCACCGACCTAGCTCTCCATTCTTTATCAAAGAAGGCGTGTTTCTTTTTTAAACGCTGCTCTTTTTGGTCAAAGTATTCTCTCAATCCGAGAATCTGGATTAAACTGTTCTGTGACATTCGCAAGACCTGTGTTTCGTTGTTAGTTTTCCATTATAAGCCGCCATCATTAGGGCTTGTCAAATTATTCCCATAATCTCCTAGTAGGTTGGCCCACTTGAGGGTAGTAGCTGGCAAAAACTGCTCGCCATTCGTTTTTATCTATGAATTCGGTGTCCCCCCATCCACTTGCCTTGATGAAGGCTAGTTGAGCCCCGCTAGACTCGCCTACTGGATTAACAGAGAACGCATACATCGAGGTAGTCATTTTAAATTTAACAAGAGGATAGAGAAAGAATCGTAACCACTTGTATTTGCTCCCTAAAACAAAAGCAAAAACGTCAGGCCTATAATGACTAATATCTTTAGTAAATAAAGGAATCTTCTTGAGCCATTTTTTGTCGTTGTTAAAAGAAAAGAAGGCACATGTTGATATTTTCTCATCAAGTGACCAGTCAGGGTTCGCATCGTTTTCCATCGTCCTCCAAGTCTTCCCGTTTGTGAGATACTTGCTCTTAAATTTAATAGCCTCGATACGGTTATCCATCTCAATACCTCTCGCTACTTTACTAAAGAAGTATGCCGCATTAAACGTGCTTGGATTCTCGCTAGTAGGTTGATTATTGTTCGGTAAAATGTTTCCGTACTTATCAAAAAAACTCATCTTTTATTCTCCTTTATCATTTCGTTCCCCTAGTTTAGACCTAAGCCTAGAGACAGGCCAAGACCAAGACCCAGAGCCAGACCCAGACCAGGGCACAGACCTAGAACCAGACCTAGACCAAGACCAAGACCAAGAGCCCTTCTGTCTTTTCCCTCTAATCATTTCGTTCTCCTAATTTAGACCAAGCCCAGGCCCAATACCCAGGCCTAGACCCAGACCAAGACCCAGCCCAAGACCCAGAATAAGAATAAGAATAAGAATAAGAATAATGCCAAGACCCCGATCTAGATTTAGACCAAGTCCCATACCCAGACTTATACCCAGACCAAGATCTAGACCACTTCTGTCTCTTCCCTCTAGTCATTTTAACTCTCCAAAACTCTCAATACAGTTCATAGAGATAAAGAACTCTTCAACGCAAAGACTTTGCTCGTCCTTGTAGCTCTTATCTGAAAACTTACCTGTTTCGTAAACTATTGCAGGATTTTTTAGACATACGCTTGTCTCGTTTACTCCAACTAACTCACCGACATAGATATAATTAAGACATAAAAACGTAACCCGCTTTCCCATCAATGACTCTAGTGCGCTTTCGTTTGTTTCAATCACTTGTACTAGCTTTTTCATAACTTCTTAACTCCTTTGCTATATAGCTGAGTGCTACGTGTGTATCTCACCTTTGAAGGTTGTTTGGTCTTCGCTTTCCCCATGAAACAATCTACACAACTGGTCTTGTCCCAGCGTCCTGATGAGGAGAAGAAGTCTACCTCTTCTCCGCACCATGTTGCGTAGGTTGTTTCTTTCGTCTTATCGTTAAAGCTGGTTCTGTGTTTTTTCTTGTGAATCATCGTTCTTACTCCATGAATTTAGTGACATAGTTGGAAGGTCGAAAGTCATTACTCTTGTGTAGGCTTGCTTTGTAGCAAGTTTCTTGACGTTCATTGCAACTAACCCTGCCAGAATGTTTGCACAGTAGATAGTAGACTTCGCGGTACATGCTTCATGTACCGAGTCCTCGTCACTGTGCCACGATTTTATGTATCCTGCCATATCTTCAAGATCATGAGGCTGCATAGTGTACATGGCCATGCTTTCGGCTCCCATTCTAGGGTCAATAAACCAATCTACTGCGCTAGTGCATCCGTCAAATATGTTCCGTCTAACGTCCATTGAATCTACTGCCGATATCACGATGCTTGTGTTTAGTTTATCTCCTTTATTAAATCGGGAGTTCTTCACATTAATCGAGATGCCTGTAAAGTCGTAGATCATTTCATGCAACGCTGTTGCTTTCTTGTTGCCCACCATTTTGTGTGGATAGAACTGGCTGTTCATGTTAACGGTGTCAATTGTATCCATATCTTGAATCGTTAAGTTGGCGAATCCCATCTTTACGAGAGCGAGAGCAGTCCATGAACCAACTGCCCCCGCCCCAATAATGGTAATCGGAGTACCAAGAACCTCAAGCGGAATGAGGTCACTCTGTCTGAGTAGAGAATCTTTATAAGTGTATCTTGTTGTCATTTTGTTACCTTTTTGTTGTAGTTGTGAAGAATGTTTAATCTGTTTAGTTCTAATTTGTAATCTGCATAGAAGTTCTTATTGTCATTTTGTTACCTTTTTGTCGTAATTATGAAGAATGTTTAATCTGTTTAGTTCTAATTTGTAATCTGCATAGAAGTTCTCATTGTTATGATCTGTTCCTACTTCCCAAATTTCCCCCCATGAAAGATCCATGAAGTCAGTAACAAAGTCATTAATGTCTTCAATACCTACAGCATCGTTTAAAAGTATTTTCTTATACAGTCTGCAAATGTCTGACCAATCTCTTATTGTAAACGGAGCCATACTCATGTAAGTCGGAGCGTGTTCATCTTTATTATCTGCAATGAACTTTGGGTAGCCTTTCCATGTTTCTGTAACCTCGTCCCATAGTAGATGAGAGAAGGGATTCAAATCGCCATGTCCACGCCGCTCAACATCAGTCAAAGGGTTATAATGAGGGTAGTTGGCGTAACTCTTAGTACCGCTAATGATCTGCTCTAGGTGAGCTGTGCTGCCGTTAAAGTCGAAACCCAAGTAAATAGAATTTTCCTCATTCTCATCCGCTGGCAGTAATCCGACATACTCCTGAGCATACTCATCATACTCATCATAGTAGTTAGAGAAATCATAATCATTAGACTTCTTGGCAATATGTTTACCAGTATATAAATGGTTAGGTATCTGACTCTTAAACTTAGGCTGTTTGTACGTCTTAGTTCTGCATTTTAACTCAAATTCAGACTGACATTCTATAAGGACAGCTTCATCAATACTGTAAAAAGTATCAGTCTCTAGTTTGTCAAGGAACACCGCAGGTAAAAACCCGTTAGCCCCTTGGTAGAAAGCCGATCGCATTTCATTCTTCTTGTTGAAGACCGTAGCCAAGCAATAACCGTTATCGCCAAACTCTTTAATGGTGTCGGTGTCAGTACCACTCCAGTACACGCCCATGTTTACATGACTATGCCACCAGAAATTTAAGTCACCCTCTGTCTCCCTCGTTTCATATAATAACTTAGCAGCCGCAGTTGCCTCGATATCAGTAGTCGTTGGGCCATTTTCTTGTTCCAGTAACCACGCATCAGATACAACGTAAGCATGTTTGTTAGCGTCATACTTACACTTACCAAGGCCGCTGATTTCGACTGTCGAAACTTGAACCCAGTAATTTATCTTTGTGAGAGCTAACGGGCTTATTAAAACTTTTAAACTTTTATCCATACTCATAAGTCCTCTCCTTCTGTCATGTGTCCACAATTATGACACTCGTGAATAAATTCTGTTCTACGTTCTCTTTGTATAAGCACTTCATCAGGCTCTTCTATCGAATTAGATTCGCCACACTCATTACAGACATACTCCCACCCTATTTCTATGTCTTCAAAGATTAGACTCTGAATATCGGAGAATTCAGTAGGGTTATCTCCTCCGTCTACCCAAAAACATGTGTCCCTTAAAGGTTCCTCTAAAGCTAGGTCAATCCACTTAGGAGAACTATTTGATTCGATTAAAGCTCCTTTATACATAAACGTATCATTCGTAAGGTAAATTACTTTTTCTCCATTGAAGACTATATCTGGGCCCGTAAGTCCATACACTATCATGTTGGGTTTTAGGTAAAACTCTTCGTTAAAGCTCGGTCTTCCTTCGTTACATTTCTGAAGATGGGCTTCCCATAAGCCGTTGGGAATCTCGTGCTTCTCTACTATTTGAAAACCATCAGCCGTGCCAAGTACTTCGTGAGTGTAATCTATTGTAGATCGTGAGTGAGTAAAACCATAAGCACAGCATCCTCTGATTGGATTTACATAACCTATACTATAGTAAGTAAATCCTGTTTTACCTTGTCCTAGAATCACATAGTAGTAAGTCTTACCATTAGACTCTAAGCTCTTTAGAATCGTAAGGTCTTTATACCTATCTTCAGGATTAGTAAGATCAATCTCTCCGTAACGTGGATTAGGAACAGCTCTCCGTCTTGCATCTCTATGGCCTAAATGGGCAATCCTCTGAAACGGGATTCTCTCTTTATTTCTCGCAAACGTAGATAGTGCTGTGTATGGGTTTGAAGGCTCATACGTTATGAGTAAGGCTCGAAGCATATCCGCTGCCGTCACCAAGTCCTGTTGACTCATGGCTTGCGCCACTATTTCCGCAGCATCGCCCCAGCAAAAAGTTCCGGTGATTGAAACATGAGGATGCATAGCATCTTTTCCGTATTTAATCGGATTCATAAATAAGGGGTAAGCCTTCATGTTTGAATAGCTACCGTCAATAGGAAAGCGTATCAGGAACTGCCCAAAGTCAACGCTTAAGTCGATACCAGCTGCGGGATTATATTCACGCATAAGTATAGGCCCTGTCTGAAAGTATAGGTCGCCGTTTGTGTAGCTTACAAATCGCCACCAGCCGTCTGACTCAATCTTAGTGATCTGTGTCTCTATGCTATCAATATTCTTCCCTTCGAGTTCCATCTTCTCGTATAAAGCTAAGCGCATCCTAGTCTTCGTCGTAAGCTCCATGGCGGTATTAAATTGATCATACCGATTTTGAGCATCTCGACTCGATGATTGCGCCTCTCTAGTAAGTCTAGAAATCTCATTACCAAGATTTAGCTTCAAAACTGGAAAGGTAAACTCGCTTAAAAAGTTGCTAGGCTCAGTTTCCATGGCGACAGTAACTGCTGCTTCGTTGAGCTTTTTAAATAAAATTGGATTCACAATACTTGGATCAGGACTCTCGATACAGGAAGTAAAATCCTCCATATCTAGTCTCTGAAGATCAAGGTTCATCGTCCCAGCAATGGTTGACATATAGGACGAAAAGTTATGTGAAGGATTCTGTGAAACGTATTCCGCTACATTCATAAATACTCCGGTTAAAGGTGCCGCCCCACGAGGCGTGAAGCGGCAAGAATGTTACAAGGTTCGGATTAAAGTCCGCCCTTGATGGCTGGTGACAATGTTACGAATGAATAATTCGAGAGACTATCGTCTAAAGAAGCAGGGTTGCCATTAACCATTGCTGAGTAGTTACCAGTAATTGCAATCAATTCCATAGCTTCACGAACCGTTGCCGCTTCAACTACTTTTGGTGATCCGCCTGTTACCTGTACTGTTACGTTTGATGCCATAATAATCTCCTGTGCCTAAGCACGATAAATGCCACTGAATCGTGACAAACTGTTTTAGTATTCAAGTAACGCCGCCACATTCCTTGGGAGCAGGTGACGGCGAAACTTCAACAGTAAAAAAGAATAAACTTTAGGAGATTATCTTATCTAGCCTCGTTGAAGCGAAGCTGGAAATCTTGAATCATTGAAAGTTTAGTAGAATCATCCGTCGGAACAGTCAACAAGCCTTTGATAGTCTTAAGTGCTTCTTCATATCCGTTATTATAAGCAAATGTTAGTTCTATCTTACTGTACGACTGTTCCCGCTTCACTACTTCTTCCCGCTTCACTCCTTCTTCACTCTTGGCGCTGGTAGCGGAATCCTTTGTAACTTCCACACTACCAATGCGTTCAACTGATGGCTTAGTAGCTCCACGCCGGATAATTGTTTTAGGTTTCAGCTTCAAAGAAGCGTCTGCTAGTGCAGCAGAAACGGCTTTGCGTCTGTAATGAGGTACTGTCTTATTTTTACACCAGAAGCTCACGGTTGAAGCGGTGACTCCTAGTACCTTGCTTAAGCTAGTCTGTGTCATGCATACTTTGTCGAGTCTCTTCTGTAAGTCAACACTTAATCTCTCGGTTGCCATTATAATCTCCTAAAATGTGCGAGCATTATACTCACGGTTATAAGTGCTAAGGAACATAGGATCATTCCCATGCCTATCTCTATTGTTTTATTCATGGTTGCCGTTGCTTGGTACGCCGCTGCGTAATTACTATAAGCAATGTGCAGGGTCTCGTTATCGATCATACTCGCAATCTCCTAGTGACGTGTGTCAGTGTGTGTGTGAAACAAATTTGAAATTCCAAATTCACTTTGCGAAAATCGTGCCAAGGTTCTAAGTTGTTGAAATTGTTGAAACAGAAATGGCATTAAACTTGCATCTGGAGTCAAAATGACACCGAAAATGGAGTCAAAATGGCACCGAGACTGGAGTCAAAATGACACCAAGTGGGGTCAAAATGACCATGAAAAATTTACAAATTTAAAAAAACATAAAAAGAAACAGGCGCGCGCGTATCACCAAGGGGTTAGGGACGCGCGGATTAATGGGTTAGGGATACTAGCGAATAGGTAGGGGGACGCGCGATAGGGAATGGGGGGATAGGTAGGGAATGGGGGACGCGCGAATAGGGAATGGGGAATAAGGGGGGCGTGATGCGGTGGGTAGTAGATGTAAGAAACAGGATTTTTGGCTGTTACCGACTTGTTACTTAGCTTTTTCAAGCGGTAACAAAACGCGATGCACGGTATCACAACACGGTGCATTTTGAGGAGAACAACGCGCAATTGGTACGAGGTTAGGACTATTGTTTGTTAGGTGTTTATTGTTTAGTCGCACAGAGTATTTGTTTAGCGGTAACAAGCTCCAATGAAAACATAGTGTTAACGCGGAACTGAAACATAGCTGTTACTGTTTGTTACTTTGCTCGGACAGCGCAGCAAGTAGCCGGAATCGTTGGCTTTTTAGGGGTATTTGTTACTGTTATTCTATATTCTTTAAAAAGAGATATTAATATAGTATAAATAGATATTATTTATAGTATAAAATATATATAAACTCTTGGGGCTTGAAGCGGTAACACGGTAACAAAATTGATTTCATTATTATTTCTTGGTGTAAGTAAGAACGCCCCGAAGCCGTAGCCTCAGGGCGAAAATCTAGACTCTAGACATTAGACACATGAATCCAAGTAACAGGATCAGGTGCAATGCTACATCGTTGATCCATTCCATTTATTTAGCCTTCAGAACTTCACGCTCTTGGGCTACATGTGTCTCGGCATAGGCTTCAAACAAAGCATAGAAGCTCTTGTCAAGATGCCCCGCTTCGATAGCCTCAAGTAAAGCCATGTTACTCATCGAGAATCCTCCGATAAACTTGCCAGTCTTACCTATCATACCTAAGTAACAGTAGCTAAAGTTAAAAGGTTTACTAGCCTTGCCTCCTGTTGGTTGCATAAATAGATTGCCTAATGTTACGCGGTGCGGATTCGTGGCTTCTGTAGTCTTAACTTTGACTTCAAACTTTGCATACTTTGACATAAGGGTACTTGCGTTCATAATAATCTCCTGTGTAGCTTGTAGCTACGGTAAGTAAACACAATCAAACAATTTCGATTGCTGCAAACCACCGTGCATTTGCCGTGCCAAGTGCTAAGTCACCGGAATCACGTCCCAAGGGTAGGGTCAATGTGGCTCCATGGAGCCAATGTGACACCAAACCTCGGTGCCAATGTGACACCTCAGTGCCAATGTGACACCACCTAGCCTCGCGCACCTTGTCGCGCGAGCGGGGGATGCGTGCATCGCGCACCTGATGCGTGCATCGCGTGACGTGGACACGCAGGCACGGGACACGCAGGCACGGGACACACGTCACGCGCGACAAGGACACGCACACACAGACACACAATCATGCCTCTCGTACATCCTACCCACGATACCCTACCACCAGCATCAAGAGTCCATTACGCGCGTACACAGCCGAACGTCGCGCGTATAAGGCGGCGAGGCTCCTCGGCTATAAGACACAGGCGCGGGGGGGCGTGTCCCCCCAAGCACGCCACAGTGTAGGTCGTTAGGTGCCTCCTGTATCTCGCGCCGACTTCTCTATCTATAACCGACCCCCTGACTCGGGTATCTGTATCAAACTCCTTGCTCCGAGTTCCTAACTCCTGTATTCTTTTGACATGGACCGCGAAAAAAGTCGCGAGGAGCACATAATAAGTGACCTCTGGAGCGAGAATCAGGATTTAAAGTCAAAGCTGGCGCGTGAGAAGAAGCGTAATGGCTACCTGACTCGTAAAATCCGGACCCTGAAAGAAGGACAATCCGATGGAAAGCAAGTATGCAATGACGATTCTGGACAAAAAAACCGGAAAACTCGTAACCTACGACCAAAGAACTGGGGAAATGGTCGCTCAGGAAGGGACTCAGGCATCTAGGTTCCAGTACTCTGTAGAGATTGGCGATGCTATTGCTAATATGATTACAGAGGGTCATACGCTCAAGGAGATAGCGGCCTTGAGCGGGATGCCTGAGTTGTATCTTATATATAATTGGAAGAGGTATCACCCGGATTTCAGTGATAAGTTGGATCGAGCCAAGAAGGATCGAGCTACTTGGTTTCATGATGAAGCTGTGCAAGTATTGAAGGATAGTGGAACGCTTGACAAGGAAGAAGTGGCTCGGGAGAAGTTTCGTTTCGATGGTTTCATGAAGCTTGCGGAGAGGAACGCGCCTGATGAGTTTGGTCAGAAGAGTCCTGCAGCGGGCTTTCAGGGTGCTACGACTATTGTTATAAACACGGGGATCGCGCGAAAAGAGGTCATCCAAGTTGAGGGAAATAATCATGAGCAAATACCCAATGAAGAATTTAGTGAAGACGGACGACGGACGCTTGATCGAGATGGATCAGTATCTGTTGGAGACTATGTCCCCGAAGCTGACATTAGAATCGGAGCCGAAATCGGCGATCTTGATGGAGCTACCGGAGCCGAAGATCGAGAAGGTGGTATCGAAGAAGAAGGTATCGAAGAAGAAGGTATCGAAGAAGA